GTGGCCCGCCGTTGATTTTTTCTCAAGAAAGGAGCGCCTGTGGCATTCGCAACGGTTTCAGATGTGGCGACCCGTCAAGGGCGCACCCTTACCTCCGCTGAAGAAGATTCAGTTGAGTTGCTGCTTGATTTCGCAACTGCTGCGATAGCAGACGCGGCGCTCAAGGATGATGTTTGGGCAGACGCACTTGATCCAGTTCCCACAATCCTTCAGGGGTTGACGGTGGAGCTGGTCGGCAGAGCCTTGGCCAATCCTTCAGGACTCACAAGCCTTCAGGAGCAGATTGGCTCCTACCAGTACATGCAGAGTTTCAATCGAGACCTTCCGGCTGCCTTTGTGCTGACTGACATTGAACGCAGGATTGTCCGCAGGACAGTCGGCAGCATCAACTACGAGGTTCGGACACCAACGCCTACCGAGGACTACCTTGAATCCCTTGTTGGGTCATGACCTGACAATTCTTGTTCCGGTGCTCAATCGTCCGCACCGGGTCAAGCCGCTGCTGAAATCAGCACTTGCCGCGACCCCAAAGGCCGAAGTTCTATTTTTGGCTGACCCCGACGATCAGCCAGAGATTGAGGCGCTTGAGCAGGCCGGCGCAGATTTCATCACCTACGACCATGGCTACGCAGGCAAGATCAATCACGGCGTAAGAAAGACAGAACGCCCTCTGATTTTCACCGCTGCTGACGATCTCCATTTTCACCCTGGTTGGTTTGAGATTGCCAACGCACAAATCACCGACCAAGTGAGAGTGGTGGGAACCAACGACCTTTGCTCAGATCGGGTTAGGGCAGGAAACC